GATAGGCATTTTATTAACTGACGGCACTAGATTCTGGGATAACGTATTAAATGTGGATTCGGCTACATCGATTGACCTGCTTAGCGGGTTATCTGGCGCCGCTACCAATGCGGATAGTGTTTACTTTTACACGACCAAATTATCGAGGCCAGTCCGGGTATTGTCGACTCGGTACGCATCCACCATTACTGGGAGCGAGATTCCAACAGATAAATGGGCCAGAAGTGATTATTTCGATCAGCCTGACAAAGACGCGCAAGGGACTGTTAGCCAGTGGTATTACTCGCCTCAATTGATAGAGGGAGAGTTGTTTGTTTGGCAAGTTGCAAACAATGATAACAATATTTTAAGGCTTACTTATATGAAGGCCGCATTGATATATAGCGAGACAACAGACAATTTAGAGTTTCCAAGCGAGTTTTATTTGCCTTTGAAATGGGCTATTGCTGCTGATATGGCCCCTTCCTACGGGGGTTAAGCCAGAGCGGAGATTAGAAATTAAACAAGAGGCAGTGATCAGTCTTGAGAACGCATTGGGCCACGATTCAGATGATTCATCCATGAGAATTCAGCCGGACTTCACATGACCGTTCTAGCACTGGGTGGACAGTTTTACAAATCGGACTCGTTGCCAGTAGCGGCGCAGGAGTGCGTTAATCTATATCTGAACAAAGCCCAGGCAGTAACGCCATTTAGTGAAAACCTATTCCCCACTCCTGGGATTAAAACAGGGACAACGGTTGGGACAGATACATTTAATCGTGGTGTCCATGTTTTCCAGGGTGTGCCTTATGTTGTTAATGGGAATGATTTATATCGAATCGACAGAGCGACTGACTCATTTGGCGTGGACAGTTACTCTTCGACGAGGGTGAACGGTGCTACCACTATCCCAGGAACTGGCAGGGTGATTATGTCGGACAACGGGGCTCAGGGTGATCAGATATGTATTGTACTGCCTGACCAGACCAACACTTTTAACGCATATACCTTCACTATTGCTGGTGGTCTTGTACAGATTTCGGACAGTGATTTCGATGGGCCTGTATCAAGTGTGGATTATGTAGATGGGTATTTTATATTTGCAAAGCAGGATTCACAGAAGTTTTTTAATTCTAATCTAAGGAATGGAACTGCCTATACTGCGACTGATTTTGTTTTGGTTGAGGCTGATCCTGATTCATTGGTTAGAATGTTTGTCTTGAATAACGAGGCTATTGGATTGGGAACTGAGACTTTCGAGCCATTTCAAAATATAGGTGGTGCGGGTTTTCCTTTCCAGCGTGTTGCTGGTGGTGTTCAGACCAAGGGCCTGGCTTCTAAGTTTGCGATAGTTGAGGTTAATAATTTGATGGTGTTCTTGGGGTCATCAATTAATGAAACCCCATCTATCTGGATAAGCGATGGCGGGAGGCCGCAGAAACTATCCACCACTGCTATTGATAATGCTATTTCTGGGTATTCTGATGCAACGATATCGGGAGCATTTGCTTACAAGTATTCTCAAGCTGGCGCACAGTTTATTGTCTTTACATTTCCAGAAGAGGAAACATTTGTTTATGATTTTACTTCTGAGGAGTGGCATACAAGGGAGTCGGTTGATGGCTCGAATAACATAATCCCATATCGCGTTTCGGGCGTTATGGATGCCTATGGGGTGTTGATGGTTGGTGATAGTATTTCCGAGAACATTGGAGTTATGGATCGGGGGACATTTACTGAATATGGGATTATATTGAGGAGAAGGTTTGTTATACCCTATGTAGACAATGAGGGTCAGCCATTTTGGGTTGATTCGTTGGAGTTGTATGGTGAGTCTGGTGTTGGGTTAACTTCTGGACAAGGTTCTGACCCGCAGGTTTTAATGAGTTTTTCTGTTGATGGTGCGAGGACATTCAATAACAGGATTTCACGGTCTATTGGCAAGATAGGCGAATATACCAAGCGTACAATATGGAATTCGCTTGGTCGTATATCAAGAAATATCACAATTAAATTTGAGGTATCTGATCCGGTTAAGTATGTATTTTCAAGAGTAGAGATTATTGCTGAATGATCACACAGTTCCCTGCTAATGAAAGGCTGACAGACAAAAACGGCAGGCTTGAGCGCGGAAGGGCGCAAGAGCTAATTCGCGAATTGGTACAGTTGAGCATTTTAACTGGATCAGGCAGTCCTGAAGGGGTTATCGAGGCGAAGATTACGACTTTATACATGAACACAGCCGGCACAGCAGGAAGTATTTTGTTTATTAAGCGAGATGCTGACGATGGTTCGGGTGACAGGACAGGTGGATGGATACTCGTTTAGCAACAAAAGACGATAAAGAAAGCGTATTGAAAATGGCGCGTAATTTCTATGCTGTGTCCGGGTACGAAGATCATATTCCTTTTGATATGGAAACCTGTGGTGAATTGTTTGATGTGTCTTTAGGTATGGGCCTTTGTTCCGTTTTGGATGACGGGGAATTAGTTGGATTTGTTTTAGGCATAGCTGCTCCTGCTGTAATGAACAAGAATTATTTAATGGGCTGCGAATTGGCTTGGTGGGTAGAACCTGAACATAGAGGAAAGGCAGGGATTAAATTACTCAGACATATTGAGAAGTCGGCAAAAGAAATGGGCCTGAAGATGTGGTCAATGGTTGCGCTTGAGGATCAAAGCCCAGAGATAGTTGGGGAGATTTATTTGAATTCAGGTTATAGGAAAACAGAAAGTACGTTTACGAGGTTTCACTAATGGCCATAACGACAACAGCAGCATTATTGGCAGCGGGTACTGCGGGATTGGGTTTTGCGGCAGCTCGTCAAGACCGTAAATCTATTGAAAAATCGACTGAGTCGGCAGAAAGGCAACGTGCTGAATCGATTGCTTTTATTGACAAGTCTATCAAGCGGGCCGAGGGCCATTTATTTAAATTGTTCCCATCGGCTCAGAAGTCTATGACCACGGGATTTCAGGGGAGTCTTGACGTATTTAATCAGGCATTCCCGCAGCAACTACAGGCTTTCCAGGGTGGCAATGTGGCGGCTCAGAACCAGTTAATAGCTGGATTACAGCCCCAACGAGCGGCCATTTTGGGTCAGGATATTGACTTTAATCCTCAAGCCACGCAGTTACAAACACCAGTATTGCAGGGTACTTTGCCTCAATTCGAGAGCATTGATGAATTGGGCTTGGGGTCAAGAGTCCAATCTGCTCCAGGAATTCAGCAACTACAGAACCTTGATCCTGCACTTATTAAGCAACTAATCGGCGAGTATGAAGCATCGCAGGGAGGTTTGTAATGCCTCATATAGCAGGACATTTACCAATTGGTCCGCTCCCTCCGGGAACTGGCGGCATGGGGGTTATGCCGGCTGCATCGTTGCAAGCACAACAACCACGCTTCCCCCCTCCTGATCCTGGTGGAGCGTTTGGGCGTGAGGCACAAATGAGAGCGCAAGCACAAGCGAGACAACAAGGGTTAACGCCTTTTCAATTCGCTCAACAGCAACAGCTTGCGGGGAACCCGAATTATAGCGTTACCGGAAGGAATCCTGCCGGATCACTGGCATCACCTGTTTCAGCACCAGGCGCAATGGGTACAAGTTTCCTCAATATCCCCCAAGCAGACCCCAATGCTGCTGCATTTGGATTGTCTGGGGCAGAAGATATATTAGGCAGGGGCGCTCTGACTGGGTTGGATTTGCTTGGCCAGACATTTAATGTGGGTGAGCGCAGATTTGATGCTGGGGCGCAGGCTTTGGCTCGCGCTCAACAGCAAGGGTTAGGAATAGCCGGCGGCACTTTAACTGACATTAACAGAGTGCTGGGGCAGGGTGTTGGGGGTCTAGGACTTGCTGGTGGTCTAGCTGGTGGAATATTAACTGGCGCAAGGCAGGGATTAGGTGGTGCCTGAGCTAACTGCGCCCCTAATCCTGCCTGCTGACCTCTCAATCGAGAGACTATATCCGCTCCAGTCCCCGCAGCAGCAAAACCTCTACCTGCTACATCAGAAAGCTGCTGGGTTTGTCTTTCTAAATCCTGCAATGAAAGACCTTGACCATATCTGGCAAGCTCTCGTTGTAAATTCCCACCACCTAATCCACCTATAGCAGCGGCATTTCTTAAAATCGCCCTTTCACCTTCGCTCTGTAAAAATGCCTGGCCTGGAGAGGCTTGAAAGTCCTGAAAAGCCTGCGCTTGTGCAGCCGCGCCCAATGCCCCGCTTAATGCAGCCTGGACATCTCCAGCTTGCTGACCTGGACCGACAAATCTGGTTAATGGGTCTGGTATTCAAGGGAATCTTCCTCAGTTCCAGGCGGCTCAGAATCAGCGCAGACAGCTTGAGGCGGCAGAGACTGAAAGACAGCGTGTGGCCCAATTAGCAACGCAGGCGCAGATTGGTAAAT